ATGCCCTGTTCATTGCATTCTGGTATGATTGCTGCGCTGCGGTATTCCGGCTGGAAATGCCGGTGAGTTTGTTTTGCTGGTTCATCTGCGCCAACCTCGCCGCCCTATCGTCAGCCGATTGACCGCTTTGCATAAACGCAATGTAATCTGCTCCAGCTTGCCTCATCGCAGCGTCTTCCGCGTCCGTAATGCCACGGGCTTCTTGTGCAATGGCTCCCCCGCCGTAGATATTGCCGGATGCCGATGCTCTGCCGCGCGCGATGCGTTGCGCTCGATCCCCTGCTCTTTGAGCATATCCCCCATCCATCTGCGATCTCAAATATTCCTGCATCTTAATCGCATTTGCAGTGGTTTCCGGAGAATCCTCAATAACAACATCCTCGGTGATGCCTTCAAGCATTGGCCCCTCTGGCAAGGTTTCCGGCTCATAATCCATAGCCTTCTGACCGGCCATTTCGCGAGCGGCATACCCTGTGGGGTCAGATGCCTCGACAAGTTTGCGCGACTCCTCTGTAAACTGCGGCCCGAACTCGCGGGCTTGCTCAAGCATAAATTCAGCTTGGAGCGGTGACATTTCCTTTTGGAACTCCCACTCTTTTCTCGCCAAATCAGTGTCGCCATAATTAGTGAAATCCACTTCAATGGCTTCACTCGGCAGCACCTCGCCACCGGCTACATCATAGTATTTTCCACCCTCTTCCTTAAACCCCTTCCGTAGCATCGGCTCTCCAAATTGCATCGCGCGTTGAAGGCGGGAAAGATGTTCTGCCGTCTCTGCATTTGCCGCGCCTATCTCCGTTGGTGTCGGTGCGGGTGGTGGTGACGGATATGATGGTGATGATAGCCAACCCATATTATTTATCTCCTATTTTGTTGTTGTCTGAATCTTTCATTAAAATCAATACCTGTCCACGCCATTTGCCGCCCCACTCATTCAATCGGGTCAGCCCTCCGGTCACGTACAGGATGGCGCATCCCAGTTCGCTCAAGATGTCGCCCACCTTTAGACGATACGCTGGGTTATTTTCCGCAAATTTCCACGAATGGATTGCGTTCATAATTATCGGCATAAATGAAACAACATTTTCAGTGTAAAATTTGTTCACCCACAAGCCGTGCAACAATATATCTACCATCGTGTGGATATCATCTGTTGCCCAATCGTCGTGGTCTACAATGTGATCGTAAGTCGCGGTGAAGCTGATCATTTGGCGTATCAGCAAGGCTGCTTCCGGCTTCTCCGGCACTGCCTCGCTCATCATCGCCACCGTCTCGATGTCAACCGCGTCAGTCATTCCTATGGTTGCTGGCTTATCCATTGTTTTCTTTTCCCGTGGCGCGTGACCCACAACTTGCACTCGCGCCAAGCGGGATGCCGCGATGTAAATTCATCGACAAGAGTTTCCACTGCCTTCCTCTCCGAACATATAACGTCCGAGATGTCGAGAGTGTCGCCCTTTTCGTCTTGGGGTATCCAATGCCTATCCAAATCGTCTTCATTGATTCGCCTCGCAATTCCGAGAGCGACCAGCTTACCACCTTTTTTGACGAGGTAGAGACTTCCAATTGTAGAGGTGTACCGTAGGTAAGACTCCAGGATGTTGTCCGGCCATCGTCCGAAACAAATGCCCCGCTTGTCATTCCCTCGGATAAAATCCAAGAGATCACTTTCTCTAAATCCTTTGCTGCTCCCATCCATTGACCTAACGCTCCGGTCTGATCGGTTGCCCGAATGCCGATGCTGATATTGAGTGCAAAGCCAGACGCCCCGAATCGGCCTGTACCTTGAACTGTAACTGGTTAAATCGCCCCTTGGGCAAAAGATTGTAACCCTTACGAATTAAATTCTCATCCGCTGTAAGACTCACACTGCTTGCCAGCGTTTGCGCCGACCCACTCAAGTCCTTGTAATATGATAGGTTAGACGAAATTGCAGTGGAATGTATGTTCTCCAAATTGAACTGAACCGAGTAGCCGATTTTATCGCCCCAAGTCTCGCCAAAACGATATGCTCTGGACTTGATATAACTCTCGTAAGCGGTTGTGCCATCCTTGTAGGTGAGTGCCGTGGTGGAGTCCTCCGCAGTGTAATCATCCCAAGTATAAAGTTGACCCCTTTGGTCACCAAAATTCATCCTTAATTTACCGCCAAAGGCAGTAACCACCCAATCCCTCGGTTGCCATCCTGTCCAATACCCCGTCCACGATTTAGCCAACAGGTGAAAGCACAATACATAGTCCGGATTCTCCGATGAATCCAGAGGGACGGCCAACAGGTAGCGATTGCGCCAGTAAATAGCGCAACACTTGCTGATTTGAGCTTGGTTGATTCGGCCAATTAGGTCATTGATGGGGGTGCTTAACGGCAGGGAAACGTCAGTCTGCGCTCCCGCCTCAATCGTCTTAATCGAACGCACTCCATCTCTGGAGAGGAAGAACACATCCGGCCCCACCTGTTGAACTGTTCGTGCCGCGACACAACCTGTTCTGTTGTTGATTAACTTGATTTCCCAATTGGCAACATCTTGCGCGGGGTTAGCGTTCACCACCCAAATCGAGCGTTCCTTGAATACCAAAAGGAAGAAATCGAACCACGGCATTAAGGCCACAATGGGGTCGCCATCACCACCACCCACACGGATTGAGTTTCCGGCCAAGTCCCAAGATTCACCATCCAAGATGTCGCTCACATAAATTGTGTCATCCGGAACGCTTGCATCCGCGCTCGTTGCAAAGAGCCGGTTAGTGTGGGTTACAAGTAAATTAGGCTTACTTGGCGTCTGGCTGACTTTGGCAACACCCTCGGCAGTTGTGCCTCCTGTTGGGGCCGCATCAAAGCTGATCGTGGGTGGCGTTGTGGTGGAGTATCCGCTGCCAGCCGTGCCAACCGATGCGCTTACCACCTTGCCGCCATAACCAAGGACGGATGTTGCCACCGCCGCTCCGCTGGAGAAGGTGATCGCCGGAACGCTGGTGTAACCCTCCCCATCTTGTGTAATTTCAATGGAGGTAATTCGACCCCCGCTAATGGCTGTGTTTGCGCCGGAATCATCGATATACCGCAAATCCCCGTTGCCATCGGCGTAATACATCCTGTTCACCATTTGAGCGAACTGAACAGTCGCATCAGCAGCTATCGCGCTCCCCGTAATGACAGAGAAGTCGCCCGACTCGGTTGAAATCTTCAGTGTTGTGCTGCCGTCAGCCAAGACGAGGTTTTCTGTGGCTCCAGTGTCAAAATAAGCGACACCCCTAATGGGAGCAGTCAGTCCATTCCATAACTGACCCTCATTTTCCCATAAGTTATCTGGGTCAACCGTTGCCTCTTCCCATACGAGATAGCCCACGGTGAGATCGGCCCCGCGCCGTGTGACCGCGTTGCCAAACTCATCCAAATCCACATTCTTCCCCTCCACATAAGCATCGGGGGGGATCAAGTTTGCGCGAGTTGAACTGATTTGCCCACCCACAAAACTATCATTCCCATCCAAAAGGATTTGGTCATCAAGAGATTCGTTTGACAAAATAGGCATCTAGATGAAATCCGTTCTCGACCAGTGGTCTGCTACCATCGGCACAATTGTGTTCATTTTATCCTGTTGGACATTATCCAAGTCTCGGCAAATCTGGAGCAATGTTGTTGCCTCCGTATATTTCATTTGGGCTTTTTGATATTGCATCGACCTTTCAAGCATATCGCCCTCACCATATGCCAGGAGAACATTATCCGCGCCCAGAATCACAGGTGAGTCACTGTCGCCCATCTCTGTAAATTTCAATTTGCCTAACGCAAAGAGAGTGCCAGCATTCTTTGGCGTGGGGATTGGCTTGATCCGGCAATTGCCGCTCCCGTCCGGAGGCAACGGAACAAAGTTAGTGGGGGTTGCCCTGCGCTGTGAAGTGTCATTCCACTGGTTGGGGTCTAGCTGGAAAAACTGCATCCAACTCGCGCCAACAACCTCCAGCCCATCGTCTTTCCCCGTCTCGGTAAATCTGATAGCCACCACAAAGTCCAGCTTCGGAGCGGTGGAGGCAACGGTAGATGATGTGGGGTAGTAAAATACGGTTGGGTCATCGGAAAGAGTGATAACCTCATCACTGGCAGTCACGGCGGTGGAAACTGTACCCATAGAGTTAGTCCAAAGGGATGACTCGAAAAGCATACGGTAACGGTTGTTGAGGAACTTCTTACAGGTTGTGACTGACGCTGCATCAGTGTCGCTCAACTTCGTCGTAATCTGGTCTGCTAGTTCGCTTAATGTCATTGTCCGGACTCCAATCGTCGTTCAAGTTCGCTTATGTATCTTCCCAAATCTCTAATTAGCGCAACACCCTCATCCGTCGAGGTCGCCGTTTCCATTCCAACCGGATGACTCTCCGCTATCTCCTGAAACCCGTTCAGCTTCACTGTCAAGCAACCGCT